GCGGAATCCTAGAAGCACGTTCAGAAGTAGACAAAGACTTAGCAATGTTGAATGGCAACACTGCACAGTTCCGTCTATCTGAGGACACTGCTTTCTTGGAAGCAATGAACCAGACTCAAGCTGAGACTTTGTTCTATGGAAACCCTGGAACAGATCCTAAGAAGTTTCTTGGTCTAGCTCCAAGGTATAGCGATCTATCTGCTGACAACTCTGTCAACATTTTGAACGCAGGTGGCTCAGGTTCTGACAACTCTTCTGTTTATCTAGTTGTTTGGGGTGACAACACTGTTTATTGTCCTTTCCCTAAAGGATCTAAAGCAGGTTTGACACACGAAGATCTAGGCGAGCAAACTGTCTACAACAGCGATGGCACAAGGCTTCAAGCTTTTGCTACTCGTTACCAGTGGAAGAACGGTTTGGTTGTTAAAGACTGGAGATACGTTGTTCGTATTTGCAACATCGACATTTCCGACCTATTAGGAGTTACTGGTACACAAGCCAATACTGCTGCAACTTCTCTTGTCAAGTTAATGGCTAGAGCGTTGTATAGAATTCCTAATATGGCGATGGGTAGAGCAGCCTTCTACATGAACAGAACAGTTCACTCAGGTATGGCTATTTCTGCGCTAGATAAATCTCAATCAGTCTTGAACATTCAAGATGGTTTATCTCAGTTTGGATCAGCACAAAGCTACCTAACATTCTTAGGCGTTCCTCTAAGAAAAGTAGATGCGCTACTTAACACCGAATCTGTTGTTAGTTAACCTATTCATCCTTTTTGGAGCTTTAAAATGATTACAGACAAGCTGCTTCGAGTAAGCGAAGATCAAGCGATTACCACCACTGCTTTCTCTACTGACACTATTGATTTAGGTGTTGCTAGAGATGTTGGTGAAGGTACTCCTTTATACATGAACTTTTGCGTTACCACTGCATTAGCAAATGGTACAAGCGTAAAGTTTGAAGTTGTTTCTAGTGCAAACGCTAACTTGTCTACTCCTACTGTTATTGGTAGCAGCAATGCAATCCTTACAGCAGCACTTACAGCAGGCAAGAACGTAGTAGTACGCATCAATCCTGATATTGCTGGCAAAGGCCAGAGATATTTAGGTGCTAGATATACAGTAGATGGCACTTACAATGCAGGTGCAGTTACTGCTGACGTAGTAGAAACTATTGGTGACGGACAGAAGTACTATGCTTCTGGCTTTACCGTAACTTAATGAGGAATAACTAATGCCTATCTATAAAGCTAAAATCAAGTGTTTCGTAGGCAATAGCTTACGCAATCCTGATGAAGAGTTTGAGTACAACGGAGAGCCTTGTAAGCACATTAAATTAGTTAGTGGCACTGAGGCTCCAAGTACTCCGGCTTCTGCGGAGGTTATTGAAGAGGTAATTAATGATTCAACTTCTGAGTCTGTTGATTATGATTCAATGACTAAAGCAGAGCTTGAAGAATATGGTCGTTCTATTGGTGTTGAACTAAATAAGAACAAAACCAGAGAAACTCTTATCGCTCAACTTGAAGAAGCGAAGAAGTAGGCATTGGTCTTCTTATTGATTTATAGGAGGCTAGTAGTAATACTGCTAACCTCCCTTTTTTTTAGGAGATCCTATGGCAACTGAAGTAGACATCTGTAATCTTGCCCTAGCACACTTGGGTGATGATGCAACAATAGCTTCGCTATCCCCACCGGAAGGATCAGCGCAGGCAGAAAAAGCCGCACGTTTCTATCCGATAGCAAGGAACACTCTGCTTGAATTGCATGCATGGAACTTTGCATCTAGGCGAGGGAATTTAGCACTTACAACTAATAGCCTTGAGCAGTGGGATTATGCATATGTAGCACCTGCTGACATGATGTCTGCTATTGCGATCATATCTCCAAGCTCTGAGAATGATTACGCTACAAGAATGACTGCTGGTGATACGCCTGGTAATTTAACGGCTAATTTTGCACCAACAATTGTAGCTGGACAATATACACCACAACAATTTGCACTAGAGGGAGCATTTATATATACGAATCAAGAGAATGCAATGTTGAGATATCAAGCATATGTGACTGACCCTTCGTTATTTTCTCCTTTATTTGTAATTACTTTATCGTGGCATTTGGCATCTATGTTGGCTGGTCCTGTAATTAAGGGAGATCAGGGAGCAGCAGAGGCGAAACGATGCACTCAAACGATGGCAGCTTATTTAATACAAGCAAGACAATCAGACAATCTACAAAGAGATATAACTGTAGAACATATCGTTCCTTGGACTTCTGGGAGATAAGTCATGCCAGTTACACGCTCCTTTAAGCAAGCATTTTCTGGAGGCGAGATATCACCAGAAATGTTTGGACGAATTGCTGATAATAAATTCCAGCAAGGTGCAGCAACAATGCGTAATTTTATTGCTAAACCACAGGGGCCAGCACAGAACAGACCTGGTTTTGCATATGTAAATGAAGTTAAAGATAGTACTAAAGCGACAAGGGTAATATCTTTCACGTTCAATACAACTCAAACAATGGTCATCGAGATGGGTGACCAATATTTTAGATTTCATACGCAAGGTCAGACGTTACTTTATAGCGCAGGTTCAGCATGGAATAGCGGTACTAACTACACAGTTGGCGATATAGCGTCAGATAGTGGCACGAATTACTACGCAAAGACAGCCCATACAAATATCCAGCCACCAAATGCAACTAATTGGTATCCACTGCCAGCAAATTTTACATATGAAGTACCCAGTCCATATTTAGAAGCAGAATTATTTGATGTGCATTATGTGCAATCTGCTGATGTGTTGACGTTTGTGCATCCTAATCATGCTCCTAGAGAACTAAGAAGACTTGGGGCTACGAAATGGGAATTATTGACAATTGATTTTGGGACTCCTTTAGCTGCTCCTACAGGCGTTTCCGTTAGTACTTATATACCTTCATCATCTTCTACAAACTCTGATACTTATCAAGACCATAACTATGTTGTAACGGCTGTGAAGGCAAATTTAATAGATGAAAGCAATCAATCAAGTACAGCAACTGGAAGTAATAATATATTTGTTACTGGAGCAAAAAACACTATTACATGGAACGCAGTCACTGGTGCTTCTAGGTACAGAGTATATAAAGATCAAGGTGGAATATTTGGCTATATAGGTGAAACAACGACTACGACAATTGTAGACGATAATATTATGCCTGATTTTTCTAGGACACCACCAATTCATGAAAATGATTTTCAAGGTGCGAATAATTATCCAGGTGCTGTTTCTTATTTTGAACAACGTAGGGTTTTTGCAGGTACAAATAATTCACCACAAGACATATGGATGACTAAGTCTGGCACTGAAAGCAATATGTCATTTGGCTTACCTATAAGAGATGATGACAGAATTGAATTCAGGGTTGCTGCTCGTGAAGCAAACACTATTGGGCATATTGTTCCGTTAACGCAATTACTTCTGCTTACGGGATCGGCAGAGTGGCGAGTAACTTCTGTTAATAGTGATGCTATAACCCCAACGTCTATATCGGTAAAACCACAATCATATGTAGGATCGAACAATGCACAGCCAGTAATCGTCAATAATAGCTTGGTATATGGTGCTGCTCGTGGCGGTCATGTCAGAGAATTAGGCTATAACTGGCAAGCTAATGGTTTCGTGACAGGTGATTTATCTCTTCGTGCTCCACATCTATTTGATAATTTTACAATAGTAGATATGGGTTTATCAAAATCTCCAATACCTATTGTATGGACAGTAAGTAGTAGCGGTAAATTATTAGGTCTTACATATGTTCCAGAACAACAAATAGGAGCATGGCATCAACATGATACGGATGGAACTTTTGAAAGTGTTGCTTGTGTCTCTGAAGGGAATGATGACGTTACTTATTGCGTGATAAAAAGAACTATAAACGGAGCTACTAAGCGATATATAGAACGTATGGGTACAAGGTTGTTTGCAACCCAACGTGATAACTTCTTTGTTGACTCAGGCGCAACATATGATGGTACGAATACCGATAATTCCAGAACCGTTACTGTATCTGGCGGTACGAACTATACGAAAGGAGAAACCGTTACAGTCACCACAAACTACAATTTATTTAATGCACCTCCTAGTGTTGATGATAAAGACGATGCAATAGTTTTAGTTGATGGAACTACTCTTTATCGCCTTACTATCCAAGCCACATCAAGTCAAACGGTAGCAACTGCAAAATTAGATAAAGACTTACCAGCTAGTTTGCGTAATACAGCAATAACAACTTATGAAGTGGCAAGAAATGTGATATCAGGTATTAGCTGGCTGGAAGGTAAGGCATTAAATATTTTGGCTGATGGTGCTGTACATCCAGAAAGAACGGTATCCAGCGGTTCTATTACCTTAGAACGTGCAGCTAGTGTTGTTCATTTAGGGTTGCCTTATGAAAGTGATTTGAATACTTTACCTATGGCATTACAAGTAGAAGCCCTAGGTCAAGGTCGAGTCAAGAATTTGAACCATGTATGGTTAAGAGTTTTAGAAAGTTCTGGTATTTTTGCTGGCCCTAGTGCGGATAAATTAGTAGAGGCAAAACAACGTACAGTGGAACCATATGGAACGCCACCGAATTTAAAAACACAAGAGATAAAAATTATGCTTACACCTACATGGCAAGATAATGGTCAGTTATTTGTACGTCAAACAGACCCATTGCCATTAACGGTTGTAGGTTTGACATTAGAAGTAGCACTGGGTGGATAGTGTGACCGTGAACAGATATCATGTATGTACACTTAAAAAGATAGGAAGGTGTTGAGCTTATGGCATCAGGTACTGGTTGGAGCGGTCTAAGCAAGGTAGGTAAGGCTGGCGTTATTGGCCAGATTGGTGGCATAGCTACTGGTCTTATTGGCGCATACTTCGCATCGGAGACAGCGAAATATCAGACCGAGAGCATGGCGTTACAGTATGAACATCACAAGTTCATGTCTAATTTTAATGCGTCATTGAAAGAAACCCAAGCACAGCATTTAAGTAAAGTACATAACCAGCTATATCAATCAAAAACATTAGAACAGGGTCGGACCAAAGGAAAAAGAAACGTATTACTTGCTGCCAGAGGTGGTGTAAGAGGTGTAGGCAGTAACTTAAATGTAGCTGTCAGTGATGAGATAACTTTTGAGATAGATAAGGCTACGATGAGATCTAATAGGGCAAAGGCAGTATCAGATACACGACTATCAGCCGTTAGTGACGAAATAGCAGCAGATCAATATGGACTTAGTGCAAGCAATGCATTTGCTACTGCATCTAACATTAGTCCGTGGATGAATATGAGTAGTACCTTGTTAACAGGTACAAATAATCTTATTAGTAGCCTACCTACATCCTTCTGGGAAAAAGAGTAATGCAAGTACCTTTACCGCAAGAACAGCTATCCGCAGGCAGTGCAGGCAATATTAGGTCTGGTCCAGGTGTAAAACCAATGCAGGATGTTGTCACTGACGACATAAATAGACTGAGCAAAGCGCAGCAAGAGATTGCCTCAACTGTGCTCAAGATAGATAATGACTTAAATGATGCTAAAGGTAAAAGAATTGCTAATGATTATTATGCGGAAGTACAAAGACTTACAAGTGAATTTACCAATTTAAAAGGTGCTAATGCTGTAGGAACAGTAGAACTTAATGGTAAACAAGTACCAATATTCGAGAAATATCAAGCTGACCTAAAAGGGATATATGAATCTTATTTAGAGCAAGCTGATAATGCTACTGTTAAAAGTGTATTTAAGGATAAAGCATCTGTTTATACGAGTTCTGCTATTAATGACTGGACTGAACATACCTTTACACAAGGAAGTAAGTACCTTAAAGATGAAACATTAAAAGAGATTGAGACTAGTAAGGCGGATGCGAAAACACATTTTAAAAGTTGGAATAATCCAAATGGTTTATTTAGGAAAAATTATGCAATAGGTCTTGCACGAATACAGGAATTAGCAGAACAAGAAGGTTGGAATCTTGACCCTGAAAAAGAAATAAACGGTAAAAAGGTGGGAATCAGTGAACAATATTATGCAAAACTAAATGAGTACAATATGGATATATTAAAAAACGTAGCTAAGGGCCTAAGAGAAAGTGGAGACACAGAAGGTGCTAGAAGGTTTGTAGAGTCGCTTAATCCCAATGGTGAAAGTAAAGATCTTAATGAGATATCAAAAGACCTTACAAAGATACAAATAGAGGAGGGTCATAGCAAATGTGCAATGTCAATTATCTCTAATAACGGAAATCAAAATGATGGTAGTTTTCTAAGTTCAGCAGATGCATTAATGTGTTTAAGCAGCAATTACGCCGTTGATAACGCTATCGGAGGTTCTGTTCATGATGGCGAGAATTCAAATGAAGTTAATACTACGGGTAAAACACAAAGTGAAAATATAAACTCATTAGACCAAAGAAGAAGCACTTCAAAGTTTTATCAACCTGATTCTAAATTAAAACTATTACCACAACATCGAACAACTCACTTATTTGCTATACAAAAGTTAGGTGTTGAGAAGGCTGATTCGTTATATACAAAAGCAAAATCAAGTATAGAATATTCCGAAGAAAGATATAAAAATAATCCAAAATATGCCAATGGAATTAATGAAAGGATAATCGATAAGTATAACGAATTAATTATTGAAGCATCTGAAAAAAGATACAGACCAAAAGAAATAGGAAAACTTGAAAACCAACTTAAAGAGGCACGAAGCCAAACGGGTACAGGCAGATCCTTTCAAAAAAGAAAGACAGAGAAAATAGCTAAGTTAGAAGCTGCATTAGACAAGGCCAGAGAAGACGACCCTAAATATGTAGAAAAAATCGAGAACGATTTAAAGATCATTACAAATGGCATTGATTACGATTATTCTGGAGAATCAACAATAGAAGTAAATGAAGTAACGGGTCTACAACCACTACCAGTATTAAAAGCAAAATTAAAAGCTACGATTACAGATCCGAAAGAATTAGCAACTGCAACTAAGGATTTAGAAATCCAATATAATAAGATCAAAGCTGGAAGAGAAGCAGTTTATAATCAAGCCCTTGAAAAGGCACAAGAGATAGCATTCGCTGAACCTGGTGGATGGAAAAACTTAGCAGCTAATGGTATTGATATTAATGATTTTACAAAAGAAGATCAGGAGATATTGAGGAACGGCCCACCAGAAGAATCAGATAAAGGAACACTTGTAAAGTTAGAAAAAAATCCAAACGAACTAATTAATAACCTAAATGTACATAGACCTAAATTATCAGCTACACAATACCTAAGATTAAAACAATATGCGGATACTTTGAAGGCAGATCCAGGCTCGGTTTTAGCAGTAACTGTTGAAGAGGATATGCTTGATTTGAGTTTAAAGACCTTTAAGTTTGACAGAATAAGAAACCAAGAGGATGATCGAGCTAAAGATGATTATCTACAAATTAAGGGAAGGTGGAGAGAGCTAATTGATGAAGAACAAACGAGGACAAAAGGTAAACTAACCCGTGAAAGAAAACAGGAATTATTAAATCAAGTTCTAAGCAATACAGTAGTCTATGACTTTGGATGGCATGGTAAAGATCATAGGTGGCCTGTTTCCGTAATAGATCAGGATGAAATGAAGAATACCTATGTAAAAGTACGTGGTGAAACTATTTGGCTACACGATATCAATGACTTCCAAAGAGAAAAAATAATTAAAAAAATTAGAGGTAAAGGGCTACCAGTAACTGAACAACTTATTGCTGACATGTGGGTATTTGGAGGGAAGTCAAATATAAAGACTCAGTATGAGTGGGATAAATATAATTCTGAAAAAGGAAACACCTCAACTTCTTCTTTGAAATGACTGACATTTACGACCAGTATCTCCAAGAGGATCTTATTGAGAAGGCTCCTAGTCAAAACCTTGGGGAAGATGTTTTTACTTCAACTAAGGAAGAGCCTGGGTACAACGTATACGATGAATTTTTTACAGAACAAGAAACAAGCGTAAATAATCAGGTCAAAAGATCATTACAGCTAGTAATGGGAAAAGACCCTGACATGGTTGGGGAAGGATTGCACTTAGCAAATGAATTAGGTATAGACAGAAACATTGCATTAGATAGCGATGAAGCAATAAAATTAATGAGAGAGAGAAATGCTAGAAGAAGACTTGAAAGTTTAGACTTAGCAAAAGACAGCCCTATCCTTCACAGACAATTAACTGACCCTACATTTGCTGCTTTAGCCTATGACAATATTGATAATTTACAGGGGCTAGAAAAACTATTTGATGATGTTAAAAGTATTCCAGAAAATATTTCACAAGGCTGGGCTAAAGGTAGATTGCAAGTAAGAAAAGGTCATATTGGTACAGAGAAATTCTTGTGGGGCAATACTGACGAAGCATTAGATTTCGAGTTAGCAGAAATAGATGAAAGGTTAGCGGCTTTCGAGGCAGATGGAACTGGAATTTTTGAAGAAGGTTTTTCGATCTTTGGGCAATACTCCAAGACGTTACCAAGAGCATTTGTGGCTGGTGGAGCAGGTGCAGCTACTGGTGCAGCAGTAGGTTCGTGGACAGGCCCAGGTTCCCTTATCACGGCTAAAGGTGGCTTTATTCTTGGTTTTATGTCGTCTTTGGCGGCTGACTCCTTCTCTATTGAAGGTGGCAATACATACCTTGAGTTGCGAGAAGAAAACTTTGATCCAACCCTTAGCAGGAATATAGCTATTGGTGTAGGTCTAACCAGCATGGGACTGGAACTCTGGGGTGCAAGTCTTTTTACTGCACCTCTGAGGAAATACTTAGCACAACAAACAACAAAGCAAATTGTTAAACAGTTAGCAAAACCAAGTGGTAAAGCTGCGTTAACGCAATACCTTACAACTTGGGCTAAAGGTAGTACTCAGGAGAGTCTGACAGAAGCAGCGCAAACACTTTCTCAGATTCTAGGCCGTGAAATAGCAGTCTTATACGATGATCGAGAAGATATCAATTCCCGACTTACAACTCTGGAAGGAATAAGAGGTGTTGCGGCTGAATTAGCAATGACCTTTTACAGATCCATGCAAGGGATGGTTCTAGTAGGTGGTCTAACTGGTGCTCCTACATTTGTATCAGACGCTAAAAAATCACAGAATGCCAAAAAAGAAGAGGCGTTCTTTAATGAATTAGAGAACAAAGTTAACACAAGTAAATTAAAAGAAAGGAGCCAAGAAGAGTTCCAGAACGTGACGCAAACAATGGGAGACGAGAAAGGAGTTCGTGAAATATATGTAGACTCCAATGCATTTACTAATTCAATGCGCCAAGCAGGAATAACGATAGAAGATGTAGAACAAGTTTCGCCAATAGTAGCGGAACAATTAAAAGAACTAGAGAAATCAGGGACTATATCAGGAGGAGATGTTGTAATACCAATTGGGGAATATAGCGCAAAACTTATAGGGACAGATTTTGATAATATTTTAAAACAACATAGAAGATTAGATAAAGAAGATTCTTTCAGCAGAGAAGAGAATACATACTACGAGGCGAATAAGGAGAAGTTAGAAAAGGAAGCAAATGAAATACTTACAAAGACTCAAAGTAAGAATAAGGAATTTAAAGATAGTGCTAAAAAAGTAAAAGAAGATTTTGCAAACATGGTAAGAGCAAGCATGAGTCATCTTGCAAAACCATATACCAAGAAAGATATTCGATACATTTCTAGTTTTTATCAGGCTTATGTAGTTACTCAAGCAAATAAATTAGGGATATTACCTACAGAATTTGCAAAGAGATTTCCTTATCAAGTTGTAGGTACAGATCGAGTACAAATATCACCAGAGCAACAACTATTTAGTCAAGATGGAACTGTTAAAACTGATAGTGCTGCCTTCCAAAATTGGTTTGGAAACTCGATATTTAAAGATGAAAAAGGTAAGCCTAGAGTTTTATATCATGGAACAAAAGATAGCTTTAATGAATTTAAGTTAGATCACCCACATAGGAAAGATTATGGCTGGCTAGGAAGGGCTGTATATCTGAATGATGGTGATAAAGCCGCTGTTTCGGCGAAGGGTAATGCTATTAATAAAAAAGGCAGGATGGATGACATCAAGATAATGCCGTTATATGTACGTTTAGAAAATCCATATTATGCAAAGATCGAAGAAAAAAATGCTAATAGACTCGGTGGTGAAAACGCAGCTAAAGGTTTTCAAGATAGGTTAATTGCTGAAGGCTATGACGGAGTTATTTTAGAAGGTGATCGACCTGGCATTGCTGATGAAGTAGCAGTGTTTGACCCTGCGGCAGTTAAGTCACCATCTAATGATGGTACATGGTCTAGAGAGATAGCAAACATATACAAACAACAAGAACAGGAATTACTTGAACAACGAGGCCGACAAAAGCGAGGCAAGCCAGTACCGCAGGCTGTACATCAAATAGCAAGTTTAGTTGAAACTTTTAACTTTGCAAAGGGCAAACCTTTTGGAAAGATGCGTGATTTTAAATTAGAAATACAAAAACGTGTGAATGATGAGGCCAAAAAAGCTCGTGTAGATCTTTCTGAAAATACAGTAGAAAGAGACAAATATCTTGTACAAACTGTACTGGCAGATGCAAGGTATGCGTTATCAGAAAATGACAATGCAATAGGTTGGTATGACACGACTTTGACAAAAGCAAAAGCAATACTTTCCCAGATACATCCAGAATTAGCTACTGATCCAGAATCTAATTTTGCGTTTGTTTATGCGTTAGCTAATACGTCTAATATGATTAAGGTAGATAAAAACTTAGAGTTAGCAGAACAGGCATATAAATACTGGAAGGAGAATGGTGAGTTTCCTACAAAGATAGGTATCGGTGACGCAGCACAAGCAATTAATCGTAACTTCAAAATGTATAACCGATTAATTAAAGAAAAGGGATTTGCAGAGTTAGAAGAATATATGAAGACTATGCATACAGTTAAAGAAATAGAAACATATACAGGTGACGAAGTAAGTGGGTTAAATAAAACTGACATGGCCTATGGTGCAGCAGTAATGGGGCCAAAAATTGGTAATGGATTCTTTGCAAATTTATACGGTAATTATGAACAGTTAACTATGGATAGATGGTTGATACGGACATGGGGTCGCATGACAGGTACATTAGTTCTTGATTACAGAAAACAAGCAAAAGTAAAACGTGGGCAGCTTAAACAATTAATAAAAGCATTATCTCTAAAAGACAAAAAGAGATTAGAAGCAATTATAAATAAAAAAATTAGGTTATCGGATTTAGATGGAGCGGCTGTTGCCATACAAAGAGCAAGTACTAAAGAAAGCAATAGGACGTTAATGAATGAAATCGCAACAGTTGTAGAAGAGCCAGAAAGAAAACAATTTTTACTTGACTTACTAGGCAAACCCCAGAAAAGATATCCACAGGTCAGTATTGGAGGTGAGATAAGGAAAGGTGGTAATGCCTTAGCAAAATATAATGACGGTCAAAAAGAGACACCTAGCGGAGCACCAGAGAGAAGGAATATAACTAAGGTTTTTGAAGAAGTGTTGAGCACCTTGCAACAGGAGCAGCCAGATCTTACAATGGCAGACCTACAGGCTCTGCTTTGGTATCCCGAAAAACGTCTTTATGATTCTGCCAAATTAGATGCAGATGAATTAGTCAGGGGTTACGAAGCCGATGAAGCACCTGATTACGCTAATGCTTCTGTTAATTTAGCTAGACAGCTAGGAGTAGCAGAAGCTGACATCCAAACAACACTAGAGGAGGTTACTAATGTACTCGAACGTAAGGCAACTGAGCGAACAGCAGATCGCAAACGAGGAGAAGGAGGAGATGGAGGAGTACGAGAGACTGGTATTAAAACAGACGAATCCACAGGACTCCCCCTCAACCCAGATGGAACCGTTACCGTCTACCATCACACCGACAGAAAATCAGCCAGTCGAATCGAATCTACAGGTGAACTCAGAAGTGCTGGAGAACCTGATGTCTATGTTTCCACCAGAGCTATCGCAGATACTGGTTATGGCGATACAGCAGTTGCCATCAGGGTCGAACCTTCTCGACTTAGTCTCGATGATGAATTCCCTGACGGACGAAGAGATTTCAGACTCTCAGTTGGAAAGCCTGGAGGATCTGTTCGAGTAAAGGTAGGAGAATATTCACAGCAACCAGAAGTATTTAGGCAATCGGGTGATGGCACTTCTCCTGAAATTGACACCAGAGGCAAAGGTGAGTTTTATCATGGAAGTGCTACTGAGATAGAACTATTTGAAGGTGGTGAGTTTAGTACTGATCAAAATATTTATGGCCCAGGTTTCTATGCAACAGACGATCTCGTAACAGCAGGTAAATATCAAAAGAAAAATAGAAAGAGTGATAAGCCTAAGCTTAGTGATTACACATGGAAAGACAACCCAGAAGAAGCTTATCAAGCAGATTTGGCTGCATGGGAACAATCCAGAAAACCTACTATTTACAAAGTAACAGAGAAAAAACCTGTTAAGTTCTATGATCTCGACCAGCCTATATCTGATGATTTAAAAGAATTTATAAAAAATTATGATGACGAGTTCGCTAATGAAATCGTTTATCTTTCTGACGATGAGTTGGGGGATAATTATACATTAGCCCAGCTATATGATGAAATTCGTGAGCAGGCAAATGCAAATGAAGTTACTGCAAGTACTGTAACTTTTGAAATTTTCCCTGATTTTGAAGACTTCTTAAAGGAGAAAGGCTTTGGTGGTTTTACTCATCAAGGAGGGAAATTAGCTGGTAAAGGTAAACGCATTCATCAGGTAAGAATTTACTGGGACCCTGCTAATACCATTGATATAAACAAAGTAGATGAAGTTCAAAATCAAGGTGATGCAAGAGGTGGGTTCGATCCAAAAACATTAACTACTTTTCTACATAAGGAAGCTGACATCTCTACGTTCTTCCATGAGACAGCACATTTCATGCTAACTGTCACTGAAGACTTAGTACTCTCAGGGCAGGCGACACCAGATATTCAAAAAGATTTTGAAGTGTTATTAGATTTCTGGGGAGTTGAAAGTGTAGATGCATGGCGCAACCTTTCATTTGATGAAAAAAGAAAACACCACGAAGCATTTGCATATAACTACGAAGTCTATTTAATGGAGGAGAAGGCTGCACCTAGTGTTGAGTTGCAAGATGTGTTTACTAGATTTGGTAATTTTGTACGAAACGTATATAGGTCAATTACTGAGTTAAATAAATTATATAGAGACGAAAATGGTACTGATCTTCCTGTCTTAACTGATGACGTTAGGGCTGTAATGGATCGCATGGTTGCTAGTGAAGACCAAATAACATATTCACAAAGAGTATATGAAATGCGTCCTATGTTTGAGACACAAGAACAAAGCAATATGGATGATGCAACGTGGCAAGAATATAGAGATGCAATAGAAAAAGCTAAAGATGAAGCTATCGATACTTTGAATAAAAGTAGTTTAAAAGAGATATCATTGTTAGATACTAAAGGTAAGTCCTTACAGAAATTACAAGACAAAGAGATTAGAGAAACTCGTAAGAGAATAAAGGAAGAAGAAACTGTTAAAGCTGAGAATGAGACTTTATATAAGTTGGAAAGATTTTTGAAGAAAGGGGAATGGAATGATAAAGATGATAATCCGTTTAAATCAGCAGGAACACATAAGTTAGATATAGAGAGCATTCGCAATCTTGTACCATCTCATGATATGAAGTCAGAAATAAAAGCGTTAGGTACAGGTAAATGGGGCATGGTTGGTAAAAACGGTTTACCTGTAGAAATGGTTGCAGAATTGTTTGGCTTTGAAACAGCAGGAGAGATGATTGATGGATTAATAGCCTTAGACCCAATAAAAGAAGTTATAAAAGAACGTACAGATGAACGGATGATTAATGAGTTTAGTGATCTAACTGATCCTAAAGAGCGAGAATTAAAAGTACAACAGGCATTAAATAATAAAGCTAGAGCAAAATTCTTAGCTATTGAATTAAAGTTCTTAACTAAATCAACTCAGCCAGTACGTATGCAGGTTGCAGCCGCCAGACAGGTGGCAAAGAGTATTTTAAGGAAAACAAGAATTAAAGATATACGGCCAGTAAAGTATGCACAAAATCAGAAAAGGGCAATAAAAGATTTAGAAAAAGCCATGAGAACTGGCGATGATCGAGGGGCTATAGAGGCAAAACGATCAGAGTTAATAAATAGCCAGCTAAATCGTGAAGCCACAAATATACTTGAAGAATATAATAAGGCAGTAAAAAGATATAAAAACCTATTCAAAAGATCTGATGAAAAAATAGGTAAAGCTAGATATAGAACCGTAGATTATGTAAATGCAGCGCAGGAGATATTATCACATTACGGCCTTGGACCTCAGTTAGAAGAAGGCACTTCTTTTGTTGATAACTTAAAGAAATATGATGAACACATTTGGGAAGAAGTAAGAGACATTATCTCAGATACGCAACGGTTGCCAGGACGTGAACTTAAAGACCTAACCTTACAAGATTTCAATACATTAGATGAAGTAATCGAGTCCTTGTTGTATCAAGCGAGGCGAGATATGCAGTTCAAAGTAGAGGGCGAATTAAGAGAAAGAGAGGAAGTCTCAGGTGAACTAGTTACAGCTTTGAACAATATGGACGCACGAGCGTCTATTGCATATGGGGAAGCAGGGCAGACAAAGTGGTGGGAAAGAATGATATCAGGACTTGAAGGCTTGAAGGCAATGTTAAGGCGTGTTGAACATTGGTGCGACAGTAAAGACGGTGAAGTTGGAATACATGCAGGTGATAAATCATATGCAAGAGAAATACGAGGTGGTGGACTTTTAGGAGGTGGCGTTCTCGTAAAGAAAGAAGGTGAGGCTGCTGGTCCGTTTACAAGATATATTTGGCGGACTTTAAAAGATCCTATTAATAAGTGGCGTTCTGAAAGACCTAAGTGGACAGGCCGTTATGTTGATTTATTAGAACGAGTAGATTGGAGTCAAATAAAAATTAGTGCTCCAGAATTAGTTAATAAAAAAGGTATCCATTATGTATTTGGTCGTGAAAGAGGTATGGGTAAAGCTGAATTATTAGGTGCGATGCTTCATACAGGAAACAAAGGTAATTTAACAAAACTACTTGTCGGGAGAGAATGGGGAGAAATTAGAGAAGACGGAACATTAGATAGTTCTAAATGGGATAGATTTGTAGATCGTATGATTGAGGAAGGACATATCACAGAGAAAGATCTTCAATTTTTACAAGACGTATGGGATCTAAACGAAGAGTTGCTCCCACTAACACAGAGAGCACACAAAGATGTCTTTGGATATTATTTTAAAACAATAGAAGTTACTCCTTTAGTTACTAAATTCGGAACATTCAGAGGTGGTTATGTACCTGCTGTAGCAGATCCAGAAATGAGCAAAAGAAAATTATCTTTAGATGAAGAGATTAAGCTCATCAAAGATGAAATGAAATACGCAGCACCTGCTGTAGAAAGAGGATTTACAAAACCAAGAACACAAGCAATGAGGCCATTGAGTTTAAATTTAGGTTTACAAGCAGCACATTTAGACAATGCTTTACGCTTTGCTTATATACAGCCTGCTATAACAGATTTACTTAGATTATTTAGAGATAAAAAGTTTGCAGATGCATTAAATCGTGTTGATGATCACGCAATGAAAAATATGTTTATGCCTTGGTTAAGAAATGCTGCTTCCCAGAAAACAACGCTTGGTAATAACACACTCCTTGATAAAGCTACTACTCGCATGACAAAGAGCACAAGCTTGAATTATATGTTCTTTAGTCTTAAGAATGGTATGCAACAAGTCACAGGTAAATTACCTGCAAGGTTGAAAATAGAGCATAAATATTTAAACGATGCGTTTAGAAGATATACCAGTGAACCTCATAAAGTAGCTCAAGAAGTAGCTGAGATGTCACCATTCATGCGTGATCGTCAAATCAACCAGATGTTTGACGTACAAGATACAATGAATGATCTAATACTTAATCCTGAGAAATACGAGAAATTCCAGAAGTGGGTAGGGAAGAATGCATATTTTGTTCAACAAGCTTTCCAGAATTATGTAGACAGTGTTGTTTGGATAGCTAAATACAATCAGGTGTTAACAAATGCACCGAAGACAATGACAGAAGCACAGATACATGCAGAAGCAATTCAGCAGGCAGATGGTGCTGTTCGTATGACGCAAGATAGTTTATTACCAGAAGACGTAGCTGCCTATCAGATCAATCATCCGTTCTATAAGGCGGTATTCCAATTCACAAGCTATTTCAACGCACAAGCAAATCTGAACGCAACGCAATATAAAGCATTGATCAAAGAATTAGGATGGAATTCTAAACAATTTAGTGGTCAAATACTCTTTGCATTCTTGTTTGGATTTGTATTACCTGCTCTTGTTTCTGAAGGTATACAGGAGCTTGCAACTGGTGGTTTAGCTGATGAAGACGAGGACGGCTATATTGATGAATTCTTTGAATTTGGATATATGTCACTCTTTAGATATGGCAGCGCATTCATACCAACTGGCAGTTCGTTCTTAATGGTTCCTCTTAATATGCTTGATGACAAACCATATAATGATCGTATAACTATCAGTCCATCAATATCATTAATAAATTCTACGATGCAAGGTACAACAAGAATGCTTGTAAATTTAGCTACTGGGAAAGAAGTAAAAGGCAATGAAGTAAGAAGCGTTATAACTCTCACGGGTCTGCTAAGTGGATTGCCGTTATATCCATTTGCGAAATCTATTGGTTTATTGCATGACCTCAAGGATGGCAGATGGGTTCCAAGAGGGCCTGTTGATTTAATTCGAGGTCTAGTAACGGGTCAAGCAGGCGAAGGAAGGAGGAAATAAAGGTGTGACCGTAATGTGGAAGTTCAGTTGTACCCTTGTTAAGATGGTGAAAAAATTTAGTTAATGACTATAAATTCGACCACACGGAAGACGAGCGCACTTGTCGGTAATGGGAATACTGCTACATATCCTTTTGCATTTAAAGTTTTTACGGATGCAGATGTCGTTGTAAAGAAATTAGAGGCTGCTACAAGTATTGAAACTACACTCACTCTTGGTGCAAGCAATGATTATATAGTTACTCTTAGTGCAGACCAGGACAGCAATCCTGGCGGAAGTATAACTTTAAGATCAGGCGGTAGTGACCAGAATCTACCTAGTGGTTTCAGTATCGTTATTACGTCTGCTGTAGAGCCATTACAAGGTACAGATCTTACAAACCAAGGTGGATTTTATCCAGAAGTTATAAACGATGCTTTAGACAAAGCAGTCATATTGCATCAACAACAACAAGATGAAATAAATAGGTCAATTAAATTCTCGCTAACGAACACTATTGGTAGTTTAGAAATTAATGAAAATGCTGATGCTCGTAAAAATAGAGTTTTAGGTTTTGATAATTTAGGTGAATTTGAAGTATTAAAAGAACTAGGGACTTATCGTGGCAACTGGGCTGCAAGTACTTCTTATACGGTAAGAGATCTTGTAAAAGATACGTCAACAAATAACATTTTCTTTTGTAATACAGCGCATACGTCTTCCGGTGCACAGCCTTTAACAACTAATACACATTCAGCTAATTGGGATTTAATAGTAGATGCAGCAACAGCCACAACGTCTGCAACTAATGCAGCGTCATCGGCAACAGCGGCAGCGGCTTCTGCAACGGCAGCAGCTAATAGCGCAACAGCGGCGGCTACCTCAGAAACAAATGCGGCTACTTCTGCTTCTACAGCTACAACCAAAGCGACAGCAGCAGATACTGCCAAGACAGCAGCAGAGACAGCTCAAACGGCTGCCGAAACAGCACAAACAGCGGCCGAAACTGCACTAGATTCTTTTGATGACAGGTACTTAGGTGTTAAATCTTCTAATCCTACTCTTGATAATGACGGTAATGCATTAATAGACGGAGCCTTATATTTTAATGGAACAAGTAATATAATGAGGGTCTATGACCTTGGTAATACTGCTTGGTTAGATTGCAATATCACAGGGTCTGATTTAACAAATACTAATACAGTCGCAGGATCAATAACGAACGTCAATAATGTTGGTGGATCTATAGCAAACGTCAACACCGTAGCGACTAATATCAGTAACGTTAATACGGTTGCAGCAGATATAGCGAAAGTAGTCACCGTAGCTAATGACTTAAATGAAACAGTTTCTGAAATAGAAACAGCAGCAGCAGATTTACAAGAAACAACTTCTGAAATAGACACAGTTGCAAACGCCATTACGAACGTAGATAACGTTGGTAACAACATCGCTAACGTAAATACAGTTGCAGGTATTTCAAGCGATGTCACTTCAGTTGCAGGCAACAATGCAAATGTCACTACGGTTGCTGGCTCAATTACAAACGTCAATAACGTTGGCGGCAGTATTGCAAATGTAAATACTTGCGCTAATAACCTTACTGGTATTAACTCTTTTGCAGCAAGGTATAGGACAGACAACACAGGAAATAATCCATCAACAGATTTAGATTCTGGTGATTTATTTTATAACCAAGCGAGCGAGAAGCTTCTTGTATATAACGGTTCCGCTTGGGAAGAGACTCAAACTGTTGGTAGCTTCTTTATAAATACAATATCTAGCTATAGCGGCACTGGTGGTAATAGCGCAACGTTTGACGGTACTGCTTATAAATTCACACTAAGCAATGCAGGTGCTTTTGCACAGCAGATGATTGTGAGCCTTAACGGTGTGATCCAAAAACCAAATTCGGGTACGGGTCAACCTAGCGAAGGCTTTGCTTTAGATGGTGCAAACATTGTATTTTCTACTCCACCTCCAGCTAATTCACCTTATTTTATTGTCACTATTGGTGCGTCTGTAAGTATTGGTAGTCCAAGTGCAGGAACGGTAGACGGGTCAAAATTAGATGTAAGTAATGCAGGGACGAACGGTCAGGTTCTATCTAAGAGTGCGACAACAGAAGGATTAACTTGGGTAGACGCAGCATCAGAAGGAACAGATGTTAAATCAACTGGAGAATCTGGAGGTACTAAATATCTACGTGAAGATGGTGATGGAACTTGCTCATGGCAATCCGTACCAGCAGGAGTAGGTGGTGCTAATGGTGTAGCTTTCAATGATAATGTCACTGCTACCTGGGGTACTACTGCTACTGATTTAGAAATAAAAAGTGATGGGTCTATTGGTCAAATAACAGCTAGTGATGAATTAGATTTCAATATTGGTGGAACAACTGATGCTCTTAAAATTACGCAAACAGGTGTTATTACTAACACTGGTCAACTTGTAGCGTATTCAGATGTAGTTGTTGGATCACCTACAACTGGTCAACAACATTGGATAGGGTTAGCTGAAGATGCTGCTAATGGTACTAATACCATTAGATTCAAAGCACCCACTGCACTTACAAATACTCTTACTTACATACTAGATCTTGCTGGTGGTAGCAACGGTCAAGCACTAGTACTCAATGGTTCGGATATCGAATGGGGAGATGTAGCTGCGACTTCAGCAGATGGAACAATGTATAAGAACACCTTAACGATCAGTAACAACACAACGATTGCTGCAACTGAAGGGGCACATTCGGTTGGTCCAATTACAGTTAATGCTACCGTTACTGTTGAGGGACGCTGGGTTATCAGCTAATATCTAATTATGACACTTACATTCAACGGATCAAATAATACTATCTCAGGAATAGCTTCTGGTGGCTTAAATGCAGATGCTGTTGGTATTGATGACTTAAATGCTACGGGTACAGCAAGTGCTTCTACTTATTTAAGAGGAGATAATGCTTGGGCAGCAATAAGTGCGGGAATAACAGAAGCCGATGCATGGAGAGTCAATGCTCATACGACTTCAAATGGTGGTGGTTTGATTTTAACTGCTAATTGGGAAAGAGTTGATACAGATGGTTTTGGTAAATTAGGAACAGGAATGACAGAAAGTAGTGGAGTTTTTACATTCCCTTCAACTGGTATATGGGAGATAGGTTTCTTTGGTTATTGTCATGATACTACTTCATCACATACTACAGGTGCTCATATAAGCCCAACTGTAGATAATGGCTCTAATTACACGACAGCTACATCCTCATACTTTTCCGTCCCAAATGTATCGACATATTCATATGGATCTTTTTTTAATACGACTCTATTTGATGTCACAGACACTTCTACACATAAGACAAGATTCTATGTATATAGTTCAGGAGATGTGACATGGGAAGGTGCTTCAGATGCTAGTGCCTTATGTGCCGTCTTTAAAAGATTAGGAGATACATAAAATGAGACCTACACACATTGAAAGCTATTTGGCTAGAGTTCGTTATGGACAATGGTTTGGATGGTCTGATTCTAAAAATAAAATTTATGCAAACCTAATAGTCCATGATGGTGGCTCTAAACCAACAGAAAAAGAATGCACTGATGGATTAAAAGCCTTACAAGATGCCTGGGATTTAGAAAATGATTCTTATAAATCCAAACGTAGAGAAGAGTTCCCTTCTTTAGTTGATCAGCTAGATGATATATACCATAATGGTATTGATGGCTGGAAAGCCACCATTAAGGCCACCAAAGACAAGTATCCGAAACCCTAATGCCAGGCGAAGTTCAGTACACAGCAAGTTCAGGAGGCGGGTCCGCAGCATTTGTAGGCCCACCATCTAGCAGCGCTGACACAAAGTTGAAGTTACCCGCTGATACTGGGTCGGCTGGTCAAGTACTCAAGGTTAAGAGTGCTAATCATTCTGCAACAAACGCAGAACTTGAATGGGCCGCTGATGTTGGAGGTAAGCTTCTACAAGTTGTATCAGCATCTAGTAATACTAATAATGTCACTCCATCAGCTAATCAAACATGGACTGATATGGCTCCAACATGTTCTATTACTCCTAGTGCGACAA